TCTCGAACTCCGCCGTGATCCGGCAGGCGCCGCGGGTGCCGGGCGTGGAGGTGACCAGGATCTTGCCCATGGGGAAGGTCGAGGTGCGGGCCTCGGCGTTCTCCAGCGGGTCGCCCTTGTCGTCGGCCTCCATCGGGTAGCTGCTCACCTCATCGGCCAGCAGATAGGCGGCCGGCATGGACTGCAGACCGCTGCCGCTGTTCGCTCCGGTGAGCACGAACACGCCGCCCTGGAAGTCCTTCAGGAACATGCTGTTGCCGCTGTCCCTGCTGCGCTCCGGTGCGATGCGCTCGGCCAGCACCGGCGTCTCACGCAGCAGGGGCCGCAGTCGCTGGCTGTTGAGCCGCTTGGCCATGAGCTCGGTGGGCTGCACCAGCATCACCGGGCCGGGCCACAGGTGGATGATCGCCCCGAGCCAGTTCAGCACCACCTCGGTCTTGCCCATCTGGCTGCCGAACATCAGCACCACCCGCCGCACCGGGCTGCTGGGGCTCAGGCACTGCATCGGCTCGCGCAGGTATGGCGTTCGATCCGTGCGCCATGGGCCCGGCTCGCTGGCGCCCTTGCCGCTCAGGATCCGGTACTGATCGGCCCACTGATCCACCGTCATCGGGGCCGGTGGCATCAGCCCCTCCAGGAACGCCTGCCGGTAGACCGCTGCACCGTCAGGCATCGCCCAGCCCTCGCAGCGCCACCCGGATCTCCTCGGTCAACAGGTGGTGAACCTGCCGCGCGTCGGCCGTGGCGGCCAGGGTCGGCGCCATCCGATCGGCCACACGCATCAGCCCATCACGCAGCGCACGGGCCAGGGCGAAGGCTTCGGCCTTCACCTGATCAGCAGGCAGCAGCTCCTTCCGGCCCTGCAGCGCATCGAGGCGGGCCTTCTCGGCCAGGTAGTGCTCACGTCTGGCGCGGCTGTCGTTCAGGTCTGGGATCTGATCCTCTGGCAGCCCCTGGATGAAGGCGCGCAGGTCCTGGTCTGTGGGTGGCGGTGGAGGCTGAGCAGGCTTCGGTGAGCGGGGCCGGCGATCCTGCGGCAGTCCTACCTTCGCGCTGCTGTTGCGCTTGGTGTTCTTGTCCCAGAGCTCCAGGGCCAGGTCACGATCAACAAGCCGGCGGCCGTCAGCCTCCACCACGGCGCCAGCGATGCGCGCCTTCATGGCGTCGTGCATCGTTGCTCGGCTCACTCCCTTGATTGCGGCGAACTCGGCGGGCTTGAGCAGCTCTGCCACTTGTTAGGGGCTGTTAGGGACGCGTTGTTAGGCTAACGTTTCGCCTAACAAACGGCTAACTGGGTCGGGGTCCGATTGCCGAAACCCCTTGGCGTTAGAGGCTTTTGCGGCCAGACGCTAGGAATCTGCCGTGGTCAAAATACACCCTCAAAATCAGGCCCCCGGAAGGACCCAAAGGCCGGGGGCCTGACCTCACCGGCTGGCCCGCCTCGCCAGCTCGCGCTGAAGCCCAGCCTCCCAGGACTGCGGGAACACGCGACGGAACTCCCGCATGGCGACCGACTCGATGGGGAAGCGACGCTCGTAGTTGGGTTGGTCGACGATGTTGAACGCTGTCCTGAACCCTCGCTTGAAGCCCACGGTCTGCGGTCGGCCACGCTGGCCGCTCCCCTTGCCTGTCCCGCCCTTCGGGCCGCGGCCAGCCCTGGCCACGATGGCCGAGGGGTCGGCGCCGAGCTGCCAGCGCGACGGGCTGCCGCCCAGCCTGCGCAGCACGAAGTAGTCCGTCGCCGCTCTGGAGCTGGCCGAGCGGCCGCGGCTGTCACCACCACGCCCGCGCGGTGCGTTCTGGCTGGATCCCTCAGGCAGCGCGCGCAGCCGGCTGAGCAGCTGCTGATAGGCGCCGCCTGAGACGTTGCCCCTGGCATCGATGCGCACGCCGCGGCCTCTCGAGTTCGGCGTGATGAACTGATCGCTCTGGATCGCGCCAACACGGCGCAGCGCCCTCTCAGTGGCCTTGGGCCTGCGATCCCCACCGCGGGCGTTGACGCCCATGTAGCGGCCCGCTGGGATGCCCTGCCCCTTGCGGCTGAATTCCGAATCAGTCCACTTCCCTTCCCCGTACTGGAAGCCTGCCATGGCGGTGAGGTCATTGCGGCTGGCGTACTTGACGATCAGCCCGCGCTTCGTCCAGTTGCTCGGGCCGCCGTCGATGCGCGGCAGGATCTCGCGCCGGATGGCCTCGCGTGATGACTTGGCCCCGTCGGTCATTGCCCGAGCGGTGATCCATTCGTACTGGCCCATCATTCGAGCCAGCCCTTGGCTGAGGCGGCTGATCTCCGAGGTATCGACCGTGAAGGCCACGCCGCCCGCCATCACCGCGCCTCCCGAACCATGCGGACATTCTGCTGGCCCCAGAGCTGGCAGCCGAGCCACCATGCTGCCCAGCGACCGCGGGCCATGATGCGCCGGTCGGCGGTGCAGCCCGGGCCGGTGCGGATGGTGACCCAGTAGGGGCTCAGGGCTGTGTGCATCGGACATAGCGGCTCCACTGCTCCAGTGTGAGCACAACCCGCCAGGTGCCGCCCCGGAAGCGGACCAGCGTGGCCGCGTGATCGGCCTGGGCGTTGATGCGCTGCTGTTCGGCCTCGGGTGGCTTGACCCGTGCAGCGGCGGCTGTGTCCTTCCAGCTGGCCACCTGCACGACGTGGCCGGGCACGCCGTCCAAGTCGCCGGTGTCGTCCGATCTGCCGGCGCCCAGCTTGCGCCGCACCGGCAGGCCCAGGGCCTCGGTGAGCAGCCGTGCTGCTTCCAGCTCGGCTGCGTCTCCCTTTCGCTTCTGGGGGCTGGTCATGCGGCCGAGTCTGAGTCAAACAGCGAAGCCGACTGGCCATCTGCCTGCTCCAAGAATCGGGCGGCCTGGCGTGCGTACTCGGGCTTGAGCTCGATGCCGATGTAGCGGCGGCCCATCTTGACGGACTGGTAGCCAGTGCTGCCGATGCCGTTGAAGGGGTCCAACACCAGATCGCCCGGATTGCTGTAGAGGGTCAGGCATCGTTCAATCACGTCCAACTGCAGCGGGCAGATGTGGCGCTCATCCTCCTGGCCCTTTGCCATGCGGCCATTCAGCACTTTGGTCTGATTGACCTGCATCCAAACAGGCGAGGCCAGCTCCTGCCACATGCTGACCGGCAGATCCTCAGGGTCATGCGTGACCGGGTCGGGATTCTCCTGATCCTTGCGGAAGAACAGCATGTAATCAGGCATGCCAACCCGGCTGCGCGTGCTGTCTTTTTTCAACTGCTTGTAAAGCAGGCCCAGGGCCTTGGTGCGTTGCATCTCGATTACGGGATCTTTCCAGATCGTGCATCGAGCGTGATAGACCCATCCGGCGGCCTGATGAGCACGGACTAAATCACCGCCAAAGTCATGCAGGCCGATGAACCCGTCCTTGCTCTTGCGGGCTGGCAGGTCTGAGCAATGCACACATGCCAGGCGCCCAGGCTTCAATACGCGCATCAGCGCCTGGGTGAAATAGGCATAGTGCTCCATGAACTCGTCATGGCTGCCGCAGTTGCCCATGTCGCGCTCGGAATCTGAATAGACAAACAGATCGGAGAACGGTGGAGAGAAGATGGCGAGATCAATCAGCCCCTCCGGCAGGCCATTCATCACCTCAATGCAATCGGCCAGATAGACGGCCCACTTGTCGCCTTGGTAGTCGGGTTTCATTTGAGAAAGTCGGGCAGGGTGATCTTGGATGTGCGTGCGTATGCTTTCTTGATCGCCGCTGATTGGTGGCCGTTCATGGCTTCGGCCATGGCGCGCTTCATGCGCTGATGATCCTGTGCCTTGCGTTGGACGTTGTTCCAGATCGCGGTTTCCGTGTCGCTGATTACGACGTGACATGCCACCGGCGACTGCTGCCCATAGCGCCAGGCCCGCCGAACGGCCTGGTAATGCTGCTCATAGCTGTGGCTGACGCTGGCGAACACGACCGTATTGGCGTGCTGCCAGTTCAGCCCCAGTCCGGCCAGCTTGGGCTTCGATACGATCACGCGACGCCGGCCAAACGTGAAGTCATCCAGGGCGGCGATCTTCTCATCTGGA